GATCGTATTGGAAACTCATACGCCAAACCTGCTATTGAAAAGATTCGACAACTGGTAAATCAAAAGCCAGAAAAGGCCAAGGAGTTGTTGGACAAGATGAAATCGCAACTCAATGCTGCGGCATCCAAATTAATTCACTCGGGCGTCACAGACAAGTTTACCAGTATCAACACCAAGGACAATCGCATAGAGTTCCGCTCACCTGGTGGTGATTATCTCAGCGACATTGCAGACAACCCCCAAAAGATGACTAACATGATCAACCGCATGGTTGTGGCAATGGACGCTGCTATGGATCCCAACAAGTATAAAGAAGAATATCAAAAGAAACTGTATAAAATGCTGACAGGGCAGACATTTGGTCGCGAAGCAAAGTCTGGACTCAAGCAAGAACCAAAGAAAGACACCAACGACTTGTTGAATATCTTTAGTCGCTATGCCGCAGGCGAATTGCCCAAGGCAGCACTCAAGAGTTTTGTGCGGCAAGCACAGTTAGAACGTAAACTTGAAAAAGGCGACATGGGTGGAGAAAAGTTCTGGTGGAATGTAAAATACAATGACCAACGCATGGAAGTTGTCGCCACTAACAAGAAAGAAGCCAAGGAAGTTGCTGCTAAAGAGTGGGGACTAACTCCTGCTCAAGCCGATACAATTACCAGCACCGCGATTACTGTGCTTCGTCCATATACCGAACCTCCTGCAGGATCTGAACTCGAACGTATTGAACGCGATGCTGGAGTAGGACAACAAGGCGGCGGACTTTACAAGATATTTGATACCAATGGCAGATTAATTGCTGGCGACGAGTATGGTAGCGACCGAGCTGCACTGGCAAGAGCAGGAGTTTGGGCAATGCGACGAGGCATAGATGTTGTCGTTAAAAATGCCCAAGGCGAAGAAATTGGAAGAGTTAGTAGTTCAGGCGAGATTACGCCTACTACACAACAGCAGGACCAAGGTCAGCAATACGAACTATACAACAGAGAAACTAACCAAGTTATGGATACATTCTCTGCAAACAATGATGACGATGCAATGGTTCGATTAAATGACTATCGTCGTTTTGGAAATCATGGTATTAGAAACCAACAAGCACAAGACCATTTAATTAGTGTTCGCCGTGCTCCTGTTCCAGGATCTACATTGGACCTACAACGTCGTCGTGCAGCACAGGCACAACAGTCGTCAGAATATGAATTGTATCGCATCAGCGACGGAAGAGCAGTAACAGCACCAGCAGGTAATCCTATTGTATTCCGTGCCGATAGTCCAGAGGATGCCGAAAGCAAGATTGCACGTTATGCCACAGACTTTAACTTAGGTGCTCCTGAATTGTTTGCTGTTCGTTCAGTGTTGCAAGTTCCGCAAACACCGCAATCCGCAGTTAACACACCACCGGCAGGCGGAACAGGTGAAGGCTTGCGTGGCAATTGGGGATTCTGGATGACTACCGCAGACCGTTTTGCAGCATGGCCAGGCGAAGGTAACGGACTAAGAAGATTTAGTAGCCGTGAAGCAGCAGAAGAATGGTTAGCAAGTGCTCGTGAACAAAATCCGCGTATGCGAACAGACATCGAGATCCGTGAAATAGAACCTACACGACAACCAGCGGGCGATATCAACCTGTTCCCTGAAATCGAACCTACGCAGCAAGGTGCAACTGAAACAGAATATATCATCTTTAACATGAACGACCGCAGCCAACTCACAGGATTTAGAGCAACCAATCAAGCAGAGGCTGAAAGAGAAGCAGAATCTATCCTGCGAGATTTAAACTTAGATCCTGATCAGTATGATGTTCGCGAAAGAAATGCAAGACCCATTGGTGCAACTGGCGGCACTATCAACACAGCCACTGAACCTACTACAGGTAGTGCAGTAGGACAAACTTACACCCCCTCTGGCACAGGATCGTTTACAGGACAGTGGTTGATATTGAACCCCAACAATCAAGTGATTTATAGATTCGGCGGCATTGGCAATAGTCAAAGCGATGCTAATCGCCATGCGATGAATTGGCTAACACAAAACCCACGCCAAATGCAGGACGGTGTTACTGTAGTTCCGGAGATGGGATAATGAGAGCCCACGAATTCACAGATCAAGGTGCTGCTGGCATTATTCTCTATGCAGCGGATACAGGACGATACGGACTACAACAACGCAGTGATAGTATCAACGATCCTGGACAGTGGGCAGCATGGGGCGGCGGCAGAGAGCCTGGAGAGACATTAGAACAATGTGCTCAACGTGAGCTTGGCGAGGAATCTGGTTATACAGGTCCTATCAAACTCGAACGTTTGGCTGAGAATCCCAAGTATGTTACATTCATTGGTGTTGTGCCATCGGAATTTGAACCACGTGCTAATCCTGAATGGAAAGACTACTGTTGGGTAGAAGCCGGAGATTGGCCAAGCCCAATGCACCCAGGTGTTGCGGCTGCATTAAAGAACATTCCTGTAAATGAAAACTTTGCAGATGGCAAGGTTCGAGGCAAAAGTCGTCCTGGGCGTGTGAAACGTAGTGGTGCTAGTTGCTCAGGCAGTGTGAGTTCCTTACGTGCCAAGGCTAAAAAGTATGGCGGCGAACGTGGTAAGATGTATCACTGGTGTGCCAACATGAAGGGCGGTAAAAAGAAATGAAAGCTCGTGAAATACTACCCAAGTCAAAGGGCCTGCTGTGGACTGCTTCTGTGCGTATTCAGCACCCAAACTACGTGGGCAGAATTGACGTCACAGTTACAGCCAACAACGCCAATCAAGCACGCCAGCTAATGAAAGCACAGTATGGTGTCGAAGATTGGCACATTGGCAGCATACGACAAGTCAAATAACCAATCCATCGCTGGGCAATTGTAATAGCTAAATATATTCATGACCCGGCATTTTGTTAAAGTTTTATTTGATGTGCATTGTGATTGGACAGGAACACCACCTGACTATCGTGTGTATGTCAATGACGAACTTTTTACAGAGCGCACATTCAACTTCACCAATGCATATCTTGAAGAAATGCTACAAATTGAAGCGCCAGCGGGAAAATACACTGTTCGTTGCGAACTTGTGCCGCCAGCAATTGCCAATCTGCGCCTGGAAAACATGCGTGTGGATTATGGCCCAGCATCAATCAAAGGCAACACACTAAGGATTAGAAATGAGATGGCGTGAAATAGTCGAATCAGCATCCGTGGGTGCCACTTGTGCAGGCAGTATGGCAGTTGCAGAACAGCCCATGGGCATAATATCAAGAAATGGCGCAAACTTAATGGCAGGTAAATATACAACAGACCCTACGCCTAACACGCCCAAGGAATTAAAAAGGTACAAAAATAATGCTCGCGGACAATTTAAAAACTCTATTAGCAACTGAATATGCTTTTGTAATCAAGGCTCAGTTCTTTCACTGGAACGTCGAAGGCCCAGACTTTGCACAATTGCATGAATTCTTTGGTGAGCTTTATGAAGAAGTTTACGACAACTCTATCGACCGTACCGCAGAGTATATTCGCACACTAGATGATTATACCCCAGGTAGTTTTGAACGTTTCTTAGAACTATCCGCTATCACAGGACAGACCAAAGTGCCCCGAGCACGACTCATGATTGAGGAATTACTGGCCAACAACATGCAAATGATTGACTTGCTGAACGAAACATTTGCAGTGGCCGAACAAGAAAACCAACAAGGTATTGCTAACTTTATAGCAGAACGCATTGATGCACATGGCAAACATGGCTGGATGTTGCGTAGTTTCTTGAAAGACCAAAGAGCATAATCATGACTGATCCAATTCACGACATTGTCAAACGACTGGCCATCTTGGAAGGGCGTATCACTCCCGCTGAGCCGCAAGGCAGTCAGAACCCACAGCAAAAGTCAGTGCATCAATTGCCTGCACTATTCAAGCCCGGCAAAGGTGGTCCTATCTTAGGCGGAAATCCCAACAAGCCTGCTGTGACCAAAGGCTACTTTGTGGGTGCCGAGTCTGAAGAGCGAGACGAAGAAGCGTTGGAAGAAGCACAGGCCAACGAAGAGAAGTTGTTAGACAAGGTCAAGAAGAGTTTTATCGATTACCTGGACTCTGTAGAAGATACTGTAGCCAAGAAAAAAGATCGTGATATCGGAGACAAACCTGCTGCCAAAGATATTGGTAAAAAAGCCAAGGATCGGGATTTGATGTCCAACGCCGATGAACTCGAAGAAGAACAACTTGATGAGTTTTTACCAGCTTTGGCTGGACTAGCCGGTGCAGAACTAGGAGGTGCAGCCGCAGCAGAACTAGGCGCCGGTGCGTTAGGCACTGCTGCTTTACGGGGAGCAGGAGGTGCAATAGGAAAATCATTGGCTGCATCTGGCAACAACAATGTAAACGAAGACCCAACACAGACAGAACCTGCTGCCGATACACCAGCAGCACAGATACAAGAACCCACTTATGCTGCCCAACCTAGTGCGCCGATCAAAACAATTACATTGGAAGATGGCCGTATCTGTGAGATACACGGCGACGAACACACAGGATTTGAAATACGCCACGGTAATAGAAAGTTGCCAAGTCGCTTTAAGAATCTAGACCATGCCACAATGGCCATGGAAATGTATCAGGCACGTTGCAAGATGCAAGATCTATCCGCAGATTACATCGAAGAAGCCTAAGAAAGAATTTATACATGTTATTCACACAGTTATTTGAATCAGACTTTAACACAAACGAAGCCCGTGTCGGAAATCGTATGAGCGACATCGAAATTGGCTCACCTAAGATTGTTTACTACAAAGGCAAGGCAGTGGGCGAAGTTGGTATTGATCATGAAGCAAGTCCAGGCAACGGACAATACTACATAAAACATTATCTAACCGGTAAAGACATGGTTGGATTTGATACCAAGCAAGAAGCACTAGGCGAATTAAAATATATTGTTCAACAAATGGACGAGAGTGTTAACCCACAAGACTACGACAGTGATGAAGATTACAATGATGCAGTTGAAGCAGATGATTTGGATCTTGACAAGTTTGGTAACGGTTGGGATATTCCAGACGAGATTGCAGTTTTGACAAATCAACTAAGATACGCAAAAAGTCAATATGAACGTGACTATCTTAAAGACAGAATTAAGCGTTATGAGGATATCTACTACGGTGAAGATGAACTCAACGAATTTGCCCCCGGCGGCGACAACAACGGTGATAGAGATCCCGAAGACGTTTTATTCCGCTTTGCTAAACTGTGGTATTCAGCACCTGACGTAGCTACACAGCAACGAGTAGAACAAGCACTGGCCAAAATTGGCTGGGAAATCGGCGAGCTCGAAAGCGAAGAAGGCGGTGCGTTTGTTATGCGTATCGGTGACGACGCTGGTGATAGTTATATCGGCTGGAGCGAAGAAGACTTAGCCGGACTGGATGAAGGCCCCGCAGAAGTTATGAACCTTGCTAGCTTTGCCAAGGGTGGTGGAATACTCGGCGGACAAAGCCCAGCAGATATAGTTGACGCCAGAGGTGTTGTCGAAGGCGTAGAGGAAGCCAAAGCCTCGACAGCCGCATTTAGAGCAAGCAATGCAAAACGTGCTGAGCTCAATGCCATGACACCCGAAGAGCGCAAAGAATACGACAAGAAACGTGCTGAACAACACCGCAAGCGCGATGATGCTCGCCTCGAAAAAGAACGTCAGAAACTATCTGCCAAAAAAGGCGTGTCAGAAGCAGATAAAAAAAAAGATGATGCTGAACCTCAGATAAAAGATGTAGCTCTACAGCGAGCAATCTCCCGTGCCAAGGCAGATTTCCCCACAGCAGGCTCGGGCATCGAAGCCTTGTCCAAAGACTTCATGCGCAGTCAAGAACAAGATCAAAAATCATTTGACCAGATTCGCCAGGCCGAGCGTCGTCAAAATCAAATGTTGTCCAAGATCAATCAAATTGATCAAGAGCAAGAGCAAGAGATCAAAGACCTAGAACAACAGAATTCCGGCCTAGCTCAGCGTTTGCAACAACTGCAATCAGTCAATAGCAATCTTGAAAAGAAATTGGCTGCAATGAGTGGACGCAAGTCAGACAAAAAATCCAGTGTTGCTGGTATTCCTAGCTCGGTATCTGCTCCTAATGTGCCTACAAGAACTGTTGAGCCTACTGCCCCCAAATCAATAACTAAACCTGCTCCTAAAAGCAAACCTGTTGTTAAACAACTAGCTGCACCTACTCCTGGGGCACGAGCGTTTGGAAGTATGACTCCGGCACTTTCAGCAGCAGGCAATCCTCAACAATCTTTGTTCAAAAGTGATTATGCTCAAGACTCGGCTAACCTGGCACTACAAAAAGTTAAACAAGATGCCCAGGATATTGGGTTTAGAGATGTTGCATCAAATGATAAATTACGAAAGTTAGCTCAGAGAGAACTAGAGACAACTGACGAAAACAAAGAATCTAAACCCGAGCGCCCAGAAGCCGACTATGGCGATGAATATCAATCAATGGTCAAGCGTGTAGGACAAATGGCCGCACAAGGCCCACGCAAAACTGTTTGGGATCCTGTGAAGCGAGTGTATAAAACTGTTCCTGTAAACAAATGATACTCAACGAACTTTATGCGTTAGAAGAGTCAAGTGGATACAGCCTTGGAGGCAGTTTCACGCATGACTTGACCACAAGTAAAGTTTGGCTCATACAGGAATTAGCAAAGATCAAACCCACGATCACTACATTGTATATTTTGGGCTCATGGTATGGCAATCTAGCACTTTACATGACCCTTGACCCAGAAGTAAAGGTTAAGAAATTTATCAATGTGGAAACTGATCAAAGCATGCTGGATCAAAGCGAACGCATGTTGGATCATGTGGGCGCTCACAATGTTGAATACATGTTCAAAGACGCCAATGATCTAGACTACCGCCAATTGGGCATGGATGGTGCTGTGATCAATACCAGCTTGACTGACATGGATGGCAACAAATGGTTTCGTAATATCCCCGATGGCACTCTTGTGGTAATGCAGGCCAGAGACAACGATCCCGGCTATCAATATCACAGCACAGGCGACATACTCGAGAAGTTTCCACTGAGTCAGGTTATGTATCAAGGCAAATTAAGATTGAAAGATCCCGAAACACACTATCACCGATTCATGGTAATCGGACGTAAATGAACACCCTTAGGGCCGTGTCGGCGGCTGCTGCCGAACAAACAGGATTCGCTACCCTTTAGTTTGTTGAAGTGAGCTATTTTTTATGGCTGTAAGTTTTTCCCTTGTTCCACGGCACTCTTCCTTTGAGTGCAACAGATAGTTTCTTCTTTTGCTCTTCAGAAATTGTCTTTCCTTTGTTTATTGATACGCCCTTCTTAGCTTCGGAAATTTTTCTCTTTGTCTCCTCGGACATTGGGCGTTTACCGTATGAATTGCCTAGCATTGCCGCAGACTTATTTCTTCTAAGAATCTCATACGTCCTCGAACTAATTTTATAACGTTGTTGGGTCGAACTTTTGACAGTCATTTGAAATGCTGCGTTGTGCATTTTAATTTTGGCAGAATTCTCATATACCATTTTAGTTAGTAACCGATGACAAATAAAATGTTCCTTTGGTGTTAGTTTAACTAAGTTGATGTTGGAATTGCTTCCGCCTAATGATTTGGGGATGATGTGATGTTTTTCGGTGTAATCCGTTGGAATAGACCTTGACACAGCGGCATTAATAATATTATAATACCAGCGTGTATACTTGTTATCAATAAATATCATGCTGATTGCTCCTTGTAGCATTAGAGCTGGTGGATGTTGGTAGCATCGCGACCGGCATTTTTATTTATATTAAAGGAAAAATTATGACCAAAACATTTAACGGCGACCAAAAAATCAAGTTGACAGCTATAGTAAACGAAGGATGTCAGGTAATGCACGAAATTGACACGCTTCAAGGTGGACTCAACGACACTATCAAAGCCGTTGCTGAAGAATTGGAAGTCAAACCTGCTATTCTTAAAAAGGCCATCAAGCTGGCACACAAAGCTGAGTTTGGCAAGGAAAAGCAAGACCACGAAACATTGGAAACCATTCTCGAAACTGTTGGTAAAACTCTGTAAGGAAAAGCAATGGCATTAGTCCCAATGGTGCTGGAACAAACCAGCAAAGGCGAACGCAGTTACGATATCTACAGTCGATTGCTTCGAGATAGGGTTATCCTGCTGGAAGGTGAAGTGCATGATCAAATGGCCAATTTGATTGTTGCCCAACTACTGTATCTCGAAAGCGAAGCGCCCGAGCAAGATATCTACATGTATATCAACTCACCAGGTGGGTCGGTCACTGCTGGTATGGCCATCTATGATGCTATGCAGTTTATTCGACCAGATGTGCAAACTATTGTAATGGGACAGGCTTGTTCAATGGGTTCATTGTTGGCACAAGCAGGCGCACCGGGCAAGCGTAAGATGCTACCCAATGCACGTCACATGATTCACCAACCTTCTGGTGGCGCACGTGGTATGCAAAGTGACATCGAGATTTCCTACAAAGAAATCACTTACTTGAAAAAGCGACTGACTGAGATTTACGTCCAACACAATTCCAAAGGCAAGACCTACGAAGAGTTTGAAAAGGACATGGACCGTGACACTTTTATGTCGGCACAACAAGCACTGGAATATGGACTAATTGATCAGATTATTTCTAAACGGGAATTATGATTTTCAAATATAAACATGCTGTAGTTTTTACACCAGGTAGGACCGGGTCTCAACTAATCGTTAATAATATTCAAACTTGTTTTAATATATCAGTTACTCATACACACAATCCGTTACTTGAGGTTGTTAACAACGATACTATAGCATTTGTAAGCCGACGACGTAATGTGTTTGAATCTGTTGCTAGCACGTTATTGGGAAAACGATCCAATGAATACACTTCTTATACAACTAAGTCAGTGGAAAAGTTTATTGTAGGTCGAACAGAATTTGAAGATTGTTTCTGGTTTCATAAATGCTTTTATCAATTAATTAATCGCAGTAAATTTGAAAAAGTTGTCGACGTTTGGTTTGAAGATTTAATCAATGACCCAAAATACTTGTTTAATCTACTAGACATGGATCGTTTGACTGATTACAATTTTCCTAAATCGCCACGCAACTATTACGAATTAATTTCTAATATCGACCAATGTCAAATGTGGTATGATGATCTCAAGGATTTAACAGCGTCAGACACTTTGTTAGAGTTATTTAGGAAAACAATAATTAATGACCTTAACAGCATACAATAAATATCAACGAATCGCCCACGACACGGGCATGTATCACGGCTTACCGGCCATAAACGGAGTTAAATGAGTTACGTAGACGCACTATTTGATCGTGAACACGATCGCATTCATGTTGTAGAACGCCGAGACGGTGTTCGCAAGTATCAAGAGTTTCCAGCAAACTATATCTTCTACTACGATGACCCTCGTGGTAAGTTTCAAAGTATCTATGGCAATCCAGTAAGTAGATTCAGCACAAGAAACAACAAAGAGTTTCGTAAAGAAATCCGCATACAAAGCGGCAAGCAACTTTATGAATCAGACATCAATCCCATCTTTAGATGCTTGGAAGAAAACTACAAGGGTGCAGATGCCCCAAAACTACACACAGCGTTTTTCGACATTGAGGTCGACTTTGATCCTGAAAAAGGTTACAGTCGACCTGAAGATCCGTTCAACAAGATCACTGCAATCTCTGTTTACTTAGACTGGCTAGAACAGTTAGTCACACTGGTTATTCCTCCCAAGCACATGAGCATGGAAACAGCTCAAGAGATTGCCGCAGAGTTTGAAAACTGTTTGCTGTTTGAGCACGAAGAAGACATGCTCAAAACTTTCTTGGATCTAATCGATGATGCTGATGCACTGAGTGGCTGGAACTCGGAAGGCTTCGATATCCCTTATACAGTGATGCGTATTACTCGTGTGCTGAGTAAAGACG